TTGCGTAAAAGTACTCGCATTAAAATAGCTACAGCACTTGGCATTAATCCTGCTCAATTAGATTTTTAACCTATTTACTGCCTTTTGTTTGATTAATCCACTTATTGAGATTATCTACTTGGCTTGCGCACTTATCTCGCTCTGCTGTTACCTTAACAAGATGTATGACTACATCACCGTATGTCTCACCAGTAAACGCTGTTTTAACACAAGGCGCAGTGTAGGCTTGAGGCGGGTAAATATATTCTGCTTTGGTCGTGACTTTATTTGTACAGGAGGTCAAGAGCAGACTGAGGCAAACGAGTGTGAGCACAAGGTTGTGTCTTAATGATTGTTTTAACTGATTCAGCATTTTCTGTTGCTATCCTTTCTATTTCGTCATTACGTTGCTGTTGCTCAATGACTGCATCACGCTCTTGTTGTAGCGCAATGTTCAATGCCTTGTTGGCATCTTCTTGTTGCTGAATGGTTTGTGCTTGTTGTTTTGTGGTTATGTTCAACTCATCTATAACACTTGATTGGTAACGCAATACCCCAAACAAAACCACTACAACAACCCCTAACGCTATGTAAATGCACTTAGTCATTATCAGTTACCATTAATGCGCGATAGAGCTTGCAACGCTCATCGATGCCGTTTAGTCCACCATTAATTCTTCGAGTTACTTTCTCTACTGAATTAAGATCGGCCAATTCACAGCATTTCCAATACCAAACAGCAGCTTTAACAGATAAGTCTAAATTACTTGCTATATCTTCTGGCTCAATATCTCTACCTAACCATTTTCTAAACTCGGCATAATTATCCTTACCTGTGATCTGAATCAGTCCACGACCACGATACTTCCAACCGTCTCCGCTTTTCTCATCTCCATTACCCAAACGATTAGCATAAACACGATTGGCTATGAGCTCAGGTTTGCGCTCATATTTCTTGGCTGTAAGTGGATCGGGGAAATATTTACGGAAAGTTTGAGAAAGCCCAGACCAAGAATAATTTAAGTTTTCTTTAAATCTTGTGAACCCTCCACTTTCATGCCCGCATTGGGCTAAGAACATAGCTTGTTGCATCTTATTTACACAACCTGCTTTTTCTATTTGTTCTGAAATGGTTTGATAAACACCCTTAACTGCATGAGGGAAAATTTTATTGAACGTCACTTCGGAAATCATCATTGTCATCTTTTTCAATTCTCCGATTAATGAATTTAAACAAGAACTCTCGAATTTTTTCAGTACCAACAAAACCAATCATCGTGCCAAGAAACGATGAGTATTCACTATGCCCAAAAATATGAGTGCAGATAGGCACTGCTACGCCAGCAATAGATGCACACATAGCTGCATCGATGAACACATATCGGAAACTTGGTTTTTTACGCATAAATCCAAGTCTTAAAATAGAAATAAATAAAGCCCACAGGGCGCTTTGAATAGAGCTAGAACTCAAATTAATTTGTAACCAAGACCATATTAACGCCCATACATCAGGCTCTTTAATTGGCATATTTCCCCCTAATTTTTTAGGCAATAAAAAAGCCCACGCATTAACGTGAGCTTGTGATATGGCAAAGGCGCAAGGAATCGAACCTCGATTAGCGGTTTTGGAGACCGCTGTCTTACCATTAGACCACGCCCTTATAGTTTGATAACAAAAAAGCCCCGACTGGAAAACCAATCAGGGCTATAAAATCAATTAGGTGTTCAATACTTACACTTCGACCACCATACATCTAAATAGTATGACACTTTGCCAAATATGTCAATATGTAATTTTGATTTTTTTGATATTTATTGCACGTTCCCTGCTAGTTCTCTGAATAATAAAGCAAGTTATAAGAAGTTCGTGAATTATTGCTTTTGCAAAGTGTATCTCTTTTTCGACTTCACGATAGATTGTTCTAAAACTTGGCACTCTTACGTTAGATTTACCTGCACAAGGTCTCATTTCCTTAGCTTTGGCTTTGTTGTGTAGGTGTTCTGCTATAAAATTGATTGTTCTTTTGTTTACATAATAAGCAAACACAATAAAGTGTAAGATTTGGTCATTTTTCTTAAAAAACATTTCAATGGTTTGACTAATCATAAACCCAGTTTCATCATCGCAAATTGGTTCATTTGGCTCTGCAGGAATGACTGATTGCATTAGTTTTGCAATAATATTTAATTGCGGTTTATCAAGCCTACCGCTGCGCACCCAAGCCCCCCATTGATACATATACCGGTCAACAAATTCTTCTTGTTCAATCGTTAGTTCTGGTAACTCGCTAAATTTACGCATTTATTCCTCTAACTCTTTAATTTTTGCCTTGTAATGCTTAATAATCGCCTTACAATCTTCAATGGTGTATTTTTTCGGTTCGTGGTCTTGCCGTTCTAGCCAAGCTACCTTATCTGCACCGATTCGTTTTACAAGATTTATGCGGTACTCAATAATATTGCCGCTCTTGTGTTGGTTGCATGGTACACACTGACGGAAACAATTTATTTCGCAAAATCTTAATTCTGGACAAGCTCCGACACTCCGATAATGCCCTGCATCATACTTACCTTGATGATACCGACCGCAACTAATACAAGGCTGGTCTTTATCCCTTAAACGAATGAATTTATTAAATACTGATTGCGCCTCTTTCAGCCATTCTGAACGACTTTTTAATTTAGCCTTACGTTCCCTTTGCTTTTTCTTTTCTGCTCGTTCCTGTGCTTTTTGCGCATTATCTCGAGCTAACTTAATCGCACATTCAGGTGAGCAAACCTTTTGTGTTGAGCTAAAAGTTTTTACAAACGGTTTACCACAAACTTTGCATTTATACTCTTTCGCCATTAGCCAAACACCATATTAAAAATTAACCAAACTGCTACAATCCAAAGCACGATTTTTAACTCTAGAATCTCGTCATCGTTTAATTTCATTTAAAATCCCCATCTATCATTAAATCTCACACCATTTTGCACGCCCCAACTGGTCACATATTCGATTAGGCTCGCCATTCTGCTCACGCTCATTTGAGCCGAACTTTCGCGGATATTCACAAATTCGCCCTCAAGACCAGGCACAACATCTGCTTTTTGATTTGTGGCGATTGCATGACCCGAAATAAACAATACTTTCCACTGCTCCATTGTGAGCTTACGCCCCATAAATTCAGCCTGATTTGCAACATCTTGGCACATAGCGTGAAATTTGGAGTTTTGCTCAAGGTTTCGTGTCATCGGTTGGATTTTGACTACCAACGGTTTTTTATCGTCTGTTGGCAAATCTTGGATAAATGACTGACAATTTGCTCGCACTTGCTCGTTACGTAAGAAAAACGTTTGTTTGTCAGTCATCGCTATACTCCACACCTAAATCCTCTAACCCAAAATAACCGCAAGATTTTGTTCGATTTACTGCGCTGTATTTGCTTACCTGCGGAAACGGTATTGGCTCAATTAAGTGACCGTTACAGCGGAAACGATCGTCATCCCATTCGCTACTCGATATAAAATAATCTGGCGTATAAAAATCCTCTAATTCCGCACCGCACTTTGGGCATTTGTAGCTTGTCATTGCAATGCCCCTTTCCCATAACTTTTAGCCGCATAGGTTTTAGCTTGTTGCTGTGGTTTCTCATTGATGAATTGATACGCTTGCGCCTGGTCGCAATCGAGGAAGTGACCTCTATCAAATTTCATATAGGCCGTGCCTAATCCACCAAATCTATTTTTAGTTACGATGGCCTCAGAGTAAGGATTATCACAATCTGCTTTGTATGCGCCCTCACGGTAAAGCATGATAATTTGGCTTGCATCTTGCTCGATTGAGCCTGAATCACGTAAATCTGAATTAGCAGGGCGTTTTACTGCACGGCTATCCACATCACGGTTAAGCTGACAAAGTAAAATGATTGGAATGTTAAAGTTTTTGGTAAAGGCTTTTAGCTTGCTCATAGAATTAGCGATAGCTTGGGTTAGATTTACACCACGCTCTTGCTTGTGATTCATTAAGCCTAAATAATCAATTACAACCACAGATGGTGAGCCTTTCTCGCTAATATGGTTTTCTGTAATTGCGCAAATTTCATCGGCTGACAACCCACCGCGATCGACAAAATACACATCTTGCGACCGCACTTCTTGCAATGCACTTGTTAAGCGATGATAGTCGCCCTCATCAAGCTCGGCAGGATTGCGCAATTTCTTAACACTCACGCCACCTGTTGCACTCAACAAACGATCGACTAACTGGAAGTTACCCATCTCAAGACTGAAAAATAAAACTGAGCCATGATTTTTGGCGATATTGCGAGTAACCGTCAGGCTAAATTCTGTTTTACCTGTTCCTGGACGACCAGCAACAATGACAATGTCCGTTGAATTAATCCCACCAAGGATGTTGTCCACGGCCTCAATGCCTGTGTAAAGTAAACGTTCTTTGAAATCGCTTTTTGAACGTTTTTCTAAAACATCCACATAAGAATCGACCAGTTCACCCATGGCGATTGGCTTGATTTCCGTTTTGCTGACAAGCAGTTTTTGAATTTGATTTAGTGCAGATTGAGTGATTTGGTTTACTTGCTCATCTTTCGCGTTGGCTAACTCCCCTGCCATTTTCAACAATGCCTGTTGAGCAGTACGATTTACCCAAGCAGAATGGACTTTCTTTGCATACCCTAAAATATTTCCGCTGTAAGCATATCCGCTTACTAATTCCGCTAGATTGGCAAAGTTTTCGCCGTAGTCTTGTGCAAGCAGCAAAATATCAATCAAATCATCTTTGCGAGCCTGTTTGCGAATGTTTCCGTAAAGTGCGCCAAGTTGGAATGTGGCAAACATTTCGGGTTCAAGCCAACTCATCACTTCTCGAGCTTGTGGGGATAATCCGCTATTCAAAAATGCCCCAACCAAGGAATACTCTAAATCGTAAATTTTCGATGTCATAACAGGTTATTCTCCAAAGTTTTGTCTAACGTTTCTTCTCGCAGTAGGTACTCAAAATTTGCTCTCCAGTGTCGGTCGTTTTCGCCGAAATAAAATTCTCCTGCGCTTGTCATAAAATCCGTAAAGTATTCAGCAAAGGCTTGTGTAGAGTTATTCTTAAATCGTTTTTTGAATACATCGGATAGTTTTTTTACTGCACGCTTTCGCTTGTCACTCAAGTGAGTTGGATCTGCAATTCGAGGCAAATTCTTCCCTGTTTTATCAAGAGATTCGTTATAAGCATTGGCTATACCTGAATAATCAACATGATCTGATTCTTGTTTTTCTGCAGGAGATGATTCACTTTCGTCCTCCATGTCGGCGTCAGCCGATTCCCCTTCAGGGGGTAAGGGGGTATTTGTATGTAATCTAGTGTTGTAATCTCTTGTATTAACGAATGCGACTTTGTCACCCTCCCGAATGTCACTTTCGGGCATTCGGGAATGTTCGTTTGTATCATTCGCTAATGTGGCTAATAATTCGTCTAATTTTTCACAGTCGATTTTGTAATACATACGATGTTCTAGGCGTTTATGAGTTTCGATTAGCACGCCTTTTTCACGCAGCAATTTGCGAGCAGTTTCTTGCTCTTTTCTCGATAATCCAGTTTCAATTTCTAACTCTTCTTGGGTTTTATAAACACCAAGAACAGGATCGGCTTTATCTTGCCAATAGAAAATTTGCTCAAAGAATATTTCAGCAATAACCCCACCAAATAAACGAGCAAGATTAGGACGATAAGCAATTGCTCTTCCTGTATTTTTAAGCATTGTTGATGGGTTCATATCTCTAATTCCTCAATCGCTTGTTCTGTTATACTGTCGTATATTTCTTTACTTACGCCCTGCTCTATTAATTGTTGTTTTATGCCTTCATAAGCTATGAATTTTTCTCTATCGCTTAAACTAGCTACAAATTCGGGGTCAAATAGTCTTTCCATATCAAACCACCAATCTATATTCAGCTACACGTTTTCCACTTGCTACAACCACCATTTGCTTTTCAATTTTGTGCCCTAGCTGCTTTATGTCGTAAATCCGTGCTCCTAGACGGGTGCAATTAAATCGGGTGTAAGCATCAAGCTGTGTCAATCGCTCGCCATTCAATAAAGCCTTTAGAATCTTGCCGTTTTGCGTTTGACTTGTTTTTTCGTTTTGATTAATATTTTCCATGTTAATTTTTTCCTAAATTGCCACGGTTGCCGCCGTGGTTTTTTTATTGCCGTCACTAGGACGGGAATACTTCTTCAAGCGAGCAAGTAACGCCTAACTCATTTAATTTACTAACAATCTTTTGCGCCGCGCTGATATTTGGCTCGCGCACATTGGCTTCGTAATTTCCGATTCTTGATTGTCCCCAACCAAGCTCTTTCGCAAAGTCAGCTTGGCTTCGTTTTGTTTTTTTTCTGTATTTTTGTAATTTATTCATATCCTTCCTTTTTTAACACGCTTAACACAGCTTACGTGTTAATTATAAACACACTTTAAACACGGTTACAAGTGTTTTTATTTTTTAAATAAACACAATGCGTGTTATATAATCGGTGGTAAATTTGATAAGGAGGATTGACATGAGCAAAATCATCGAAAAAATCAAATCCCGCCGCCGTGAATTGCGGTTGAGTCAACAACAATTAGCTGATCGGTTGGGATGGAGACAGTCAAGAATCGGTAACTATGAGGCGGGTGTTAGAGATATTGGCACAGACGATTTAAGGTCGATTGCTGAAGCGCTTGAGATGACGTTTGATGAACTTGTGTCGGGTAATTACGCAAGTACAAACATTGGTAATCAAACAATTAGCGGATCAAGCGTAAATATCACAACCGCAAACCAAATTAACCATGGGGCGGGGTTAGTTGCGCAACCGGAACAAGACGCAAGCCATACGCACCGCATAGATTATTTAGACGTAAGAGTGGCAGCGGGATTGGCGGGATTTGAAAACTCGGACTATCCCGAAATCGTATCAAGCCTGTTTTTGTCGGACGAGGGTTTGTTGCAGATCATAGGTCGCAAGTCGGCGGCGGGCATAAAAATTGTCAACGTGCCAACTGACAGCATGGAGCCAACAATCCGTAAAGGCGATTGGGTGTTTTTAGATACTAATATTGATTACTACAACGGAGACGGCGTGTATGCGTTTGCGATAGATAACGCGCTATTTATCAAGCGTATACAAAAACTTGTTGGCGGTGGGTATAGATTGCACTCAGACAATAAGGACTACGACCCGCAAGATATAACAGACGAGATTTGCCAAACGGCAAAATTTGTCGGCAGATTTATCAAAACAATCCATATTGACGTTGTATCACTTTAAAAAAATAACCAAACCCGAGGAACCAACCATGCGAGCCGTAGCTAAAAGAATTAAAGCCGAAAGAGAAAGACAGGGATTGTCTATTGCTGATTTAGCCAAGACCCTAAGCGTGAGCGAAAAAGATGTATTAGACCTCGAAAATGGCGAGGTGCAACTAACAATGAGAGACATAGATCTGTTTGCTGTTGCCCTTGAGGTTAGTGCTGATAGATTAAAATTCGGCGATGATTGGCAACCTAATCTAGGTGGCCAATCAAAATTTGAAAACCCTCGATATAATCACTCAAATGTAGCGACAAATACCGCAGCCACGATGACAACAAATAATTATTATCAAGGTCACGGAAATTCAGACCTACAGGTGCAAATGGATCGAATGGAACAAGCGGCACATACTGGTAGGCTTGGTGCGTTTACGCAGTTAGACAGGATCGAGGAGCAGAATAAATTACTCCTTGAAAGGATTGAGCATATTAACAAAAAAATTGATTTTTTGTTAACAGTTGGCGAAATCACGCCTACATGAAATTCGCATTCTTGGTGTGGCAAGAGAGCGTGTAGAAACGTTATAGTATTGCGTGACAATATGAGTTTAACGGGTTGTAATGGTAAATATTGAGTAAAAAATGAATATTCTGAATGAACATAAATTTTGTTTAGAAAACAAAGAAGCGGAAGCATTTATTGCTTTATTGAAGGCTTACCAAAAAGATCTCAATTGGACAAAGTCAAACAACACACTTTGGCGGTCAATAAGTTTCGTTCCAAATTCTGCCGAAGATGAACTAGGCGGGACAATTCCTGGCGCCGTGATACAAATTGAATTTAAATATCACAAGCGAATTGCAGATTCAGGGAAGATGGTATTAACATTATTTAAGCGTAAACAGCAAGAAAAATTGAGAGCCTATCAATTAGAAACCTCCGCAGAGCATAAGATGACAAGCCACAACGGGATTATGCCAATCTACGGCACGCATGAACACATAGGGAAACTGGTGATTAAAATTAATCCTAAATATGAACTTGACGATATTACAAGTTGGTTTACTTTCTTTTGTAAAAAAATTAATTTAGACTATACAGGTAAACCACTTAAACAACCAAGTGAATAACATGATTAAATTAGACTGCCAATGGCTACAGGAACAAGCATTCTCCAACTGCTACCAAGTGAAAACGGTAAGCGGCGAGGAAGCTATTGCTGTACAGACATATCACCGCTGGTCTGATGATTCGCTGTTGTCATTTTATATACTCCCGTGTGGTGATAAGTTACTTATTACTGACGAAGCTGAATCTATTTTTCACTTCCGAGCCATGGGATTATTGGAAAATAAACGCGCTTGGCGTGGCTTTCAGGAAAAACTTAACGGCACTAAAACTGATGTTCAACTTGAACAAGACGGTGAAATTTTCGTACTTTGTCGTCCTAATCAGGCTGCGACAACAATTGCCGATTTTGTTTCCGCTCTTTGTGCGCTCATGCACTACGAAAGAGAACTGCTTGCATTGCCTGATAATACAAGAGATCTCGCCGAAGAAGTTGAACTCTATTTAAGACAATGGAAGCCAAACGCCCAACTTATCCGTGGGCCGAAAGTGTATGGTATTTCTGGGCATAGTTATTCATTTGATTTTCAACTAGATAACCAACTGATTCTCGCAATTGCCCCCACCCCAAGCGCCGTCGGTGCCGTTATGCGGAAATCAGGGGATGTGATCAGTGGAAACGATTTGAACGGGCGAAATATTACGGTGATTGTTGATAATCGCACTGACGAACTTTTTTCTGAACATAAAGCAGAAGAAGAAATTCAAATCATCTCGACATTGGTAAACACAGTTCGGCTGACAAACCTTATTAACCAAGCTACGAAAAGCACCCAAACCGCGCACTGATGCGGTTTTGTCCGATGTCTCCGACATCAATGTCGGAGACATATCAACCACAATAAGCCGCCTCACTGGCGGTTTTTTTTATTCACATTTAAACTCCAAAATCAACTCCTCCAGCACTACTCTCTCCTGTTCATTAGCGCGCACAATCCTCAATTCTTCATCTACTTGCGACACTATCTCATCAATCCCTAAGCTATTGATGCCTTCGCAATTTAGCGAGATTAGCCACAACCTAAACTTTTCTTTCATAACCCCTCCTTTTCTCTTAGCAATCATACCTTAAGCAAAAGTGCGGTCTATTTTGGCTATTAAATTTTGCGATACAGATCGCAAAAACGATAAAAAACCGATGAAAAACCGCATTATTAATCAATACCTAATTAAATACTGATTAAAAAATAAGCAAACAAACAAGGTTTTAAAAAATTAATTGTGTTTAAAAACACACACTTAACACATTTAACACAAAAATATGAAAGATTTTGTGTTTAGCGTGTTTACAAATAAACACAAATCGTGTTTAATATACTCATCAAAACGAGATACACATAAACAAATATCTCGATGCTCTTTAAAAATCAGATTAAAAACACATCGACCAACACTTAAGCGCAATTAAGACGGCAGTGAGAATGACAAAGCTCACCGATTAATTAGCGATAAGTAGTTAGGAGTAAGTGACTTATGGTCTTGTTGTGATAACACGCCAATCCCGATGGATCGTAAATAGCGATGAACGGATGGAGAAAACCTTACATTGCGGTGTGAATGCTTACGGAAATGCAAACAAAGCCAATGGGTTGGAATAGCTAAACGTAAGTAAAGGACAGAGTCTTTTATTGCAATGTTAGACAAGTCGATGACTCGTAGTGAGACTGATAGTAATGTGCTCCCAGGAGGGAGGCTAACAAGGCGGCATGAAACAAACTATGCACGTCAACGTGACGTAAGAAACGTGACATATCGGAGAGACGGTAACTGCCTCGATAGCTTAATAGGTAAAAGCGACCGGCTCATAACCGGAGGATAGTTGAGTTCGAATCTCTCACGAGGCACCACTTTAAAGCACATTTGAAGTACAGAGACACAACGGCACGTGAAACCGTTGCGAATGATAGATGGAGTGTGTTTTGAAATGGCAACAATAAAACAAATGAGGTTAAAAAATGGAAGAAAAAAAAGAAAACAGCCTATCTGAAAGAGATAAAGAAAATATCAAATGGGCTGTATTGAGAGCTGTTGAAAATGGCTGTTTAGAGCCAGAATTAATCGCTCAAAGATGTTGTTCAGCAATCGAAATAATTAATAGAAATGGGCTAAACACTGGTAATGGGAGTATATCTACCTCATCCAATTCTGCCTAATGTATTCACCATTTCCTTCAGGCAGATTATTCCAAGCAGCACTATTCATATCCGTAACAAAGACACTATCGTTCTCATCTAAATAAATGAGCAGTTCATTACGAATTTGTTCTACAGATTTATTGGATTTGATATACCAAACTGATTTATGAATAGCAGCCCAAACTTGATGGCTTTTAATATAACTAATCAATCCATCGTAATTTTGCCCAGCTTTGTATAAATCGTAAGAAATTAAATAGTTTCTCATAGAAGAATCCTTATTTGTGCTGTGAGAGATTTAATTATATTCCTTAGTGTTGTGAGAGACAATAAGGGCTTGAGCCTTGCAAGTATAAAGAAAGGTATTTAATGGCTCTTTGTTTGGTCGGTTGTGGAAACCGACACGGTACAAAAACACGGTAGCGTTATGAAAAATGACACAGGGTTCAAATCCCGGAAGAGCCTCCAGCTAAAGCCGTTCTCAAAATGCGAATGGAATCGCCCAATCTTCTTGAAAATTGAATGGAATCGAGAGCGGCTCTAGCTGGGAACAGCGTTTTTCATAATAAAAAAATCTCCTTTAGATTGGTTAGCCCCTAGTTGCTTTCACACTTTGGCACTAGGGGATTTTTTTAAGACTGAATAATCTGTTTGACAACCATAATTTCTTATACTACTATTCGCCTTAAGGTGTCGAAACCTAATGCAAAAAGGCGGATAGTTCAACTGATCGCCACATGGCGATTTTTTTATATCCGTAATCCTGACTATGTCGGGAGGGCGACTAATACAATACCTTCGGGAAATACGTCCAGCCCTTTCCTTTTTGCAGGGTTTTCGAACCTCCCGACGCCACTGCCGCAACGGGCTTGT